CCATCGCACCAAAGGCGTTTTGTCCTATAAAGTTTCCATCCGATGTTTGCCAGAATAATTTTGAGGTAAGGTCTAAGTGGTCTTTAATCCGCTTTTCATTATGATTGACCATCCATTGATTCTCAAATAAGTATTTAGGTGCGCCGCCAGCCAATGTATAACCGTCTCTTTTAATTAAGTGCGTAATAATATACGGGTCTTTTTCTTTCCCCCGATAAAGCGTGAAATCATCCCACTTGCCTCGGCCCGAACCCTTAACGAACGTAATCACGTGCATTTGTTGGACGTAATCCTCGTCCTCTTCGTCATCGGTTAAATAAGACAGAGGCAATTTACCGTGCAATTCGTAAAGGGTAATATACTCGCTTTTATTGTCTTTTTGCGTTCCGCTTGAAGTCTTGCGGGTCTCGCGAACGGTCAATAATTGTTTAACGACATCTTGGTTATACAATTTATTTTGTTTAAGTTGGGCAGGAGTCATTTCCAACTTTTCAAATTTAGGATTATTTTCAAAATCCACCGCGTCGCAAACTAAGTGATTCCAATCAACGACTTTAGCGATTAACTCTCCTCCCTGTTCCAAGAATTTAAGAACCGACGAGCCGTAATTGGCAAGAGATAATCCCCAATCGTTCAGCACCTGCCCGAAGTTGTTTTTGTTCATCCACTCCTGTAAAAGAATGGTGGCTAAAAAGGCCAAGATATAATGCTTTTTCTTTGTGGCTTTGACGCGGACGTTCTTGCGGTCTAAGTCAGTTGCCCTGAACCAGATGTTCCGAGCGGCGATTGTGATGTTGAAGAAGGGTTTCTCTCTGCCTAAAGAGTCCAAAGAGCCCGATGTATGTTTTGAATTTAGATACGCGTCTACCTTGTCCACATCTGACCTAAGAGACTCCGTCACGTATTGTGAGGTGTTGGTATAGCCGTTCTTATCGTCTTCCTCCATTCGCCTGACTAAGGCTTGAACTATTTCCTGCATTTATCGTCCCACCGATTTAAATTATTTGGTCTTTATTTGCGCCCATAATTGAGTCGAAGAACCCGAAACCTGTAAGGCTAAACATTGAGCCGTTACATCGGTTAAGAGGATGTTCTTGCCCGTTCCTGGCGCACCGGACGTATCCCAAATCATTGTAGACGTGCCTACCGGTAAAGAGGTCTGAAGATAAGCTGATTGCTCGTTCAGTCCGTCGATAAATGGTCTAGCGTCAAACCAGTTAATCTGATTGGTTGTAACTACGTCATAAATTGTAGTTGTGGTTGCCGTAGAACAATAATCATCATTTGAAAACAGAACAGAGAAGTGAAGATTAGCCGAGGTTGAGGCGTTACCCGTTTTAAGTGTATAAACCGCCGTATTGATTTGGTCGCCCAATTTAGAAACGTAAGTCGTGGTGGCTGACTGACCGCCGGTGGCGGTTACCCTAAAGTCAACTGGCGTGGTTGACGTGCCAGACTTTGTCCCAACTACGTCTGAGGCGTAATTAACAAAACTCGTTGAGGCTAGTCCCAAAACACCTTGTGGTTTAAAGACTAACCAAACAGCTATTGCGACCAATATAACTGCCCCACCGATTAAAAGATACTTATTCATTTTACTCATATTTGTTTCCACCTTTTAATTATTAACGCGTGCTATTTAAGTTTTGCCTCCAATTGTTTCTTTGAAAGTTTTGGAGTTGTTTCTCGATAAGCTCATCGTTGGTAAAGTCTTTCTCTGCTTCAGCGGCGTATCTTAGCATATCAGCGGCGTGTGAGGTAAAGTCGTGTCTTGGTCTATCTTTGAACATTCCGTGCTTATCGTCCCATTCCTTGCAGTATTGAGAGATATAATCTAGGAATACCTGACACCTGTTCTCGTCTACCCATAACCTTGACCACATTAAGCGAGCCGCATTGATTCCATCCTCTATGGCCATTATAGGCAAGACCTCGAAGGTAATTCCTAGCGTCTTAGCTATCTCTAATCTTGATTTTCCAGTACTTAGCTCTCTAACTTGAATGTCGTGTGGCGCAAAGTGTTTTCCGTAGATATAATCTTTTCTATCCAGATAAGCGATGTAGTGATTTAAACCCTTGTCTGAACTTTCGTAATAATCTATTAGGCGAACCTCGTTTGATACTTTTTGAAAGAAACCGATTGAGGTAGAGTCTCCTACTCCTAAATCCCAAACCGTGTGAACTTTAATCAACTCATCATAAGGAACAATCTTTATCCTGCCGTCTGCTCTGGCCTTAGCTATTTGCTCGGCGTAGTAAGCTCCCTTAATCGTGGCGTCAAACGAACACATAAACTCTTGTCTAAACTCTTCTGGACTCATTGTCTTCTCGGCATCTTCTAACTCTGTCTGCGGAACTATTTTGGTATCGTTGGCTGTTAAAAGAATTGATAACCAGTCTTCGTTCTTCTTTGCTTGCTCATAAAGTCTATAAAATTCATTCTTTCCTTTAGGTGTTCCTATCCATATCGCATAACCTTGGTGATCTGATAGGGCCGGACGGATAATCTCTGTAAAGATATTTGATGGTTGTTGGCTATACTCATCAAAGACCACTCCCCACAAACCCATTCCCCGCAAGCTGTCTGGATAGTCTGCGCCGTATAAAGTAATCCGTGAACCATTTTTGAAATCGACCCTTAATTCTGCTTCATTAAACTCCGCTCCATCAACCTTTCTGGCGTATTCTTTTAAAATATCCCAAGCTATATTCTTGGCCTGCTTGTAGGTCGGACAAATAAAAGCATATTTGGTTTGTGGTTTCTGTATAGCGTCTCTTATTAGGTGGTTTATGGTAGCTGTCGTCTTGCCCGAACGCCTATGCGCCACTATCACCATCCACCGCTTCTGGCTCTCGTGAAATGTCTTTGTCCATGGTCTTGGTTGATAAATTATCATAGCTTCCCCATTCATAAACACTTATATTTTCCGTCACTCCGCCGCTCAATAATTGAATGTCGTGGTTAATCTTACTCATTGCGTCTGATAAAACCTTGTATTGCTCTTTGGTTAAATCCTTACCATCCATCGCGAACTGTATTTTGTCCCTATGCCTAACCATCCTATCTAAAAATGGCTTAATGGTTTTTTTATAACTTTTTGTTTCGGTAACCTTTTTGGGATTTTTGGCGATTGAATCTTTATACCCGTGTTTTTTGATAATTTTCTTCTTTGACACTAACACACCTTTTCCAACCTTTTCAATAACCTCTTGGGCTACCGCTTCGGCGTTTTCTGATGACATAAACTATAATTATTTTTTATATCTATTGGCTCGCCGATAAATACTAAAAATCTTTTATCCTTACTTTGACCCCGCTGTTAAATAATAAAATCCAGTAATCATTTTCTTTCCAACAGTCAACCATCGTGGCCTCGGTCATTTCGCTAATTTGTTTTACTGTGTAGAAATTCATAAATAAAAAACCGCAAACTATCCTTTATGCGGGTTGTAAAATAGGCGCGAACGAAATTGTTTTTAAACTTTTCATTCGGATTTCTAATTTAATTGTCTTTGCTCTTTAATTATATAACTAAAAAAACCTATTTGTCAATAGGCCGGCACTATGTCATTCCGTGCCTTATCTAAGCCAAAAGAAGCTGTGGATAATTGATTATATTTTTTATCAAGCTGTTGTACATTTTGTCTAGTACAACCAAGTATTTTACCCATCTGCTCGTATGTCATTCTATGATTTATCGCTTCTCTAATAATAGAGATAGTTTCACTACTTACCCTTCTTTTATTCTTAATGTGCTCTAGATTTAAATGACACTTGTGGCAAAGGGTTATCATTTCGTCAAAACACTTAGAATTTTTATATTCTCTATTGCTCTCTAGTTCTGGATTTAGGTGATGAACATCGAATCTTCTTTGTCCTTGCTCCCACTTTTTAAAACAAATTTGGCAAGAATG